CATCAACAGCACCAGTAAATTTATCAAATATCTGTAATGAAAACTCACCACCAACAGATTTAATAAATCCACGAGTTGCATCTATTGCTTTGTATCCCCAATCAATAAATGTGACTACTTTATCTAATATATTTCCACCCAAATCTAACATAAATTCCATCACATTTCCAATCGTACTTACAACACCTACAAGTTTTGGAAGATGTGGTAAAAGTTTAATTGAGATATATCCAAGAAGAACTGAAAAAAGGAAGTTCTTAATTCTATCCAAAAACCCAAGTTTTGGCACCGAGGGCATCTTCAGTTTTCCTTCTTCCTTTTCTGGTTTTGCCTCCAACTTGTCTTCTTGTTTTTCTGTCTTTTTTCTTTCTGCAGATTTTCTTTTCTTTTCAAGTTCTGATTGCTTTATAAGTGTAGAAGTCTGAATTAAATCACGAACCTTAAAGACTTGCTTTTTAATAACAAACAAATCACTTTTAAGTACACTAATACTTTCGTTCTGAAGACTTTTTGTAGATATTTTTTTTGTAGATATAGATGTTCCTGGTAAAAGTTTTGTTGGATTTATTTTTGCAGGAGATAACTTTGGAGTTTCCATATCTTACTTAACACCCAAAATCGCAAGAATCTGTCTTCTGTGTTCGGATTTTGGATGTGTTGAACTAATAGAAGGAATTTTAGGAGATGCACTAGAAGAACTTTTTAGATTAAAGGAACTTTTTTTGGGTATATCACCAAAAATAACATTTACTTTTGGTTTTGTAGTTGGCATTAACAATTGGTTTGCGTATTTCTTCTGTTCGTTTTTTCTATAAGTCAAATCATTTTGAGTTTGTTTTGAGTTGGCACCAATTTTTTTCATCATTGTGCTTTGACCTTCAGAGTTTGCTCCTCTTGCCTGTAAAGATTCTAAAGAATTGGTTGTGGCAACTCTTTTTTCCATTTCACTTTTTTGTAGCGCAAGTTTTGCATCATTGTCTTTGTATGCTCCTGGATTAATAAATCTACCAAATGCCTCAAGAGGATTTGATGTTCCCGTTCCTGGTCTAGGTGGATCTTTTCTTCTCTCATAAACTAATTTTCCATTTCTCATTGATTTATAACCAACAAAAGGTATCCCTTTATCATCAGTCATCATTTGAGTTTTAGGTGAATCTTTATATGATTGGTCTTTCAATCCAAGCCCACCTTTAATTCCACCCCCAAATCTACCACGGGGGGCAAAATTAGAAGAATAAATTACATCTTTTCCTCTCACTTGGCCAAAATATCTCATTCCACCAATATTAATTTCTGGTTCATATCCACTCACTGCTGCTCCAGGGACAATAATTGATTGTCTATTCTTAAATGTTGTACCAAATCCTTTTCCCATATCAAGTCCAAGAGTTGCTCCTTTAATACCAATCCCTTTACCAGAAGATAAAATTCTTTGTATTGCTAATTGTTCTCTTATTTTTTTGAACTGTTTCTCATAATATTCATATTGCCAATTACCTCTCTCAGGATCATTTTTCATTGCTGGATTAACCCAACGTGGAGGTTTGTTTTCGTCAACCTTTTTCTTGTCATCTTTCTTTGGTTCTAAATTGGAAGATGGTTCCGAATATGATGGGCTAGATTCCAACCCTGTGGATGGTGTCGATGAAAATTCCATACCACTTGACATTTCAGAATTTGAAGCAGATGATTCTGAAGAAGGAGATGATGAATAATTAAAAGAAGAATAACTCGCAGGATGAATTCCATCTGACGAAGGAGAAAATCCACCAGAAAATGAAGCTCCGTGTTTGTCTGCTAAAGTTTTCAATTTTGAATTCATATTACCAAGACCTTTTACCAAGTCTGGTCTGTCTATAGGTGGTTTGTTCGTAACACCAAGAAGTTTAATCTTAGCACCAGATTCTATTAAGTATTTGAGTTGAGCCTCAACATTTGCAAGGTCAGAATTATTATTAGTAATTCCACTGGAGAGATGAACATCTTTACCTTTAAACTTTTCTTTACCATAACTTTGTAATTGATTTAAAACTTGTGAGGGGCTGGCACCAACCATACTCATACCCCTACTGTCTTTAGATAAAACTTGGTTACCACCTTGTCTTCCTGCTAACCCAGAGGCAATACTATCTCCAAATATCAATCCACCACCAGCAGCATAAGTTTTACCACCCATCATTTTTGGACGATTAGTTCCTCCACCAGCAGCATTCATCCCTTCTAAAGTATCTACACCAAACTTCTGTACAGCACCAACAGACATCACAAATTCGCCATCACTCAACATTGCGGGAACTTTATCTACACCTTTCTCACCACTCACAAATCCATTTAACATTTCTTGAGGTTTTCCAGAACCCAATGCTCCACCAAGCAGCATTCCCATAGGTCCAAACATAGCACCCATTCCGGCACCACCCATCATACCTTTAAAGTTTAATCCACCACCAGCAAACTTTGGAATTTTTACACTACCACCACCCGAATAACCTGGTGTTTTTTGCTCTTCTGGTTTATCTTCCCCAGCAACATTTTTAATCGCACTCTCAGCAAACATTGTAGTGCCGACTGCTGCAATAACCCCTAGACCTGCACCAAGTAATTTTCCATTTTTTCCACCAAGAAACTTTGCTGCTCCTGCTGCCTTTCCAACACCTGCCTTTGCTAATAATCTTGCCGCAGCAATAGCAAGTTTAATACTTCCACCAATAACAATCTTGGATAAAAATCCAACAAACTTGCCTAAACCAGTTCCAAACATTATATAAAGAGCAAGAAGTTTAGGCCAATTGTCTCCTAAAAATCTACCAATTGCATTAATTTTATCTTTATTTTTTTTATCACCAAACCAATCTAAAAGTTTTATTAATGCTCTTCCGACAAAAATAGCAACAAAAAAATCAATAATTCTTTGAAGTGCAGATTTTATAGGTGCAATAATCTTTTCTGCTGTTTGGATTGCAAATTTAAATCCCTTTTCTAATTTTGATTCTTTCTCACCTCTCTGTCCTGCTTCTCCAGCAATTCTAGACTTTTCTGCAGAACTTTTTGCAAGTTTATTTTGACTCGTAAGACTTTTAATTATTTCAGCAAGAGCATCAATAATTTCTTTTATATCACTTCCACCAGTCATCTTATCGGCAGGAGGGAGTGCTAATTGTGGTTTTCCTACAAGTGCCTTCTGTTTTCCTAAATTAACTCCAACTGAACTTCCTTTTTTAAAACTATCTGCCGTAATCTTTTTAATCTTAAATCTACCTTTCTTTCCTTTAATCTTTTTATATTCACTTGTAAGAATTTCTGCCTCTTCTGTAGGAATTTTAGTCTTTGCCATTCTGGCAGCAACCATCTTCTCCTTTAGAAGAGACGTATAGGTATCATAATCAATATCAAAAACATATTCAAGTCCCAGAAGTCTTAAAATTCTTTCGTCAATTTTCTCATCAACAAGGTCTTCTCCACCTTTTTTAGTGGAAAGTATTAATCCTCCTTTTGATGGTTTATTATCCATTTTGTTGTTGTTTGAGTTTTTCTTCTTCTAAATGTTGTTTTAATAATTCAACGTAGATATCTCTTTCCCACGGCATCATATTTTCAATTTCTGTAAGTGAATATTTATGATATTGCATTAGGGCGAAGTTAAGACGAAAATAATTCTCTAGGTCCATGTGGACCAGGGCTATGCGAAAAAACTTGCTAACCCTTCTAAGACTACTTCACTTTCAACTTCTGTTTTTGGATTTGTAACCTTAATTTTATGCGAAAGTTTAGGCATAGTTTCAAAGAATTTTTCAATATATTTAAACTGTGAAGAATTTAATTGCTCCAAAAAGTCAATTAGTTCTTTTTTTGTTACATCAGCAGCAATCCACACTTCTTCTTCGGTATAAATTTTATCAATACAAGAACTAATCAAATCAAAAGATTGATCCATTGCATTATTATTTTTAAAATCAAAGTTAGTCTTAATAAATTGTTCCAGAGATGGATACTTCATTTCCATCATAATTGTAGAATCAATTTTAATTTGATTTGTATGATCTTCGTTCTTTTGAACCTTGATTGAATCTAAATCAATCTTTACGAGAGTATTTGTTTCTTCATCATCTGGGCAGATGATATTTACTTCAATCTCTTCTCCCACAGATTTACCACGAATATTTAAGAACAAATATTCAATATCAAAAGTTGGAAGTGATTCCACTTTAATATTTTTAGTAATAATACAACTCTTAATTACAGTTTTAATTGCAGTAGTAATCTGTTTTGTATCTTCACTTTCTAGTGCAATCAACAGCACCTTTTCTTCTTTAACAAGAAAGGGTCTGTATTTGATTGATTCACCAGTAGAAGGCAACTCAAGTTCGTAAATCGGTGTCGTGGGTTTTGGTAAAGGCATAATGTCCTATAATAATTTCAGGTATGGTTATTTAGATTAGAATAATGGAGCAGGTCTTTGTCCACTAAATTTGATATCACCACCAGGTACATTAGAACTTGTTCCAAATTGGGGATTAGAAAAAGTTTCCAGTGCTTCTGTATTTAAAATATCCTGTGCATCAATTGCATCCAGTTGTGCACCTGTAAGACCAAATGCTCCTGTAAGTGCTTGTGGACTATCTGCTGCTCCAGTTTTTGAAGATCCAGCATTATCTGGTGTACCTTCATGCTCTTTTGCCAGAACCGATGACGTGTAATAATAACGAATATAACTGAATGATACAGTGCATTTTAACAATGAAGATGTATCATATGAAACAGGCATAGAAGTGATTGACAGTGGAAATGCATTCACAAAATTATATGTTAAGGTTGCACCTTCATGATTCTTACTTTTTTCATTTTTGGAAGTTCTTTCAAATTTAGTTACTTTAAGTCCCTGTTCAGAAATATAATACTTTGGATATCGAACACGATAAAAATAATTTGGAACTGTTGATGAAAGTCTACCTGTTGCTGGGGTTTTACTTTCTCCGGCAATATATTTAATCCAACATTCAAAAAATTTAATTGGGAGATAATTATCAGCATCAACATAGAAAGTAAAATCAATTCTATCATCATATACTCTACGATATGCAAATTTTTCAGTCACCCCAGTAAAATCAGTAGTATTCTCGTGAGTTGCTAATGAAGATCCAGGCAAAACTGTTTCAGAACACAACAATCTCAACTTTTCTTGATCATACTTCACACCATTAGATTCTAAGTATTTTACAAAT